CTTAGCGTCGGGGGCGAACTGTGCGACGGTTTCTATAAATTGCTGGTTCAAGAAATCTTTATGGCTTATAAATATAGTTTTCTTTTTTAAGCAACATGCGATATAGAGACTCATTATGGTTTTGCCAAAACCACACGGAACCGATATAATACCGCCCATTTTTAGAGGATCTCTCGCAGCATTTAAAAAGTTGCGTATTGGTTCTTCCTGTGCTTCGCGAAGAGACCCAATAAAATTAATATGAATATCAGCGCCACTCGTTAATTTACATAGCGTCGGTGCGCCATACTTTTGCAACCCGTAATATCTAGGGATATAGATTCTTTTTTCATTTTCGCTATACACTTGAAACGTCAAATCTTCGGCGGATGTATTGCCCTTGCCGTTCCCAATATCAAAATTCACTTTAGGGGTCATCGTCAAATCCTTCCTTATATGCTCAAGTTCTTTCTCGGTCAAAGCGGATTTTAAGATTCCATAACCATTATTGGATAATATCGAATACATATCGAACTTGCTATACTCAAAAATAAAATATACATATCATTTTTTTATATGGATTATAATAATAGATAAGGATGGTTATTAATTCATTTAGAGGGTTGGCAGTAATAATATTGGCTTTGATAATTATGATCAAAGATATACCCTTTAAAAAACTATTTAAAGACGCGATGATTCAATTTTATCTAGCGGTAGCGTGTATGCTTATCCTGCTACTTGTGGATAATATCATAGGGTTCATATTGTCTATCTGTGTATTAACACTCTATTTTAGAATATATACGAGCGAGCTCAAGAGTAAAAGCGCAGGGGGGGATACAAGCGATTCTAGTGATCATAAACACAACAACGGTTGCGATGATGATAAATGCGAGATGAATATGGAACACCTTGTTATTGAAAAAATGAAGATACCGACGAATACAGCTACGGATGGTAGTGTCCCATATATAACAGAAGAGAACCTATTGGCTGCACAATCAAATATTGTGGATCCCGCAGAATATAATAGGGAACAGCATAGCGAGAATCTATATGGTTCACAAGGACTAGATACAAAACACTTGCATATACGCGGGTATGATACAGCGACACAGTTTTTAGGATCTCTTTCTTATGATATCATTTGATAGAAATAAAATATAGATTACTAATAAGAAAGATTATTTAAAAATAATGTATGAAGACTTTGTTTCTAATACAGAGAATGACCAAATTGTAGAAAAAATATTTACGATATTGGGATATTCTATTCTTACGCTCGTAGTATATGGTACGTTACTATGGGCGTATTATAATACCGATAGAAACCAGTATCTATTTATATCCGCTTTATCGCTATTTGTGCTATTTTATGCGATCATTATTATCGCCGTCGTAGTCATCAATAAAAACAATTATGACGCGCTATCTTACGCGTTATTATTTGGTATTACAGTCTTTGTTATATTCTCTACGTTCTTCATATGTGTCTTTTTCATTCTTAAAAACTTTAATTTAATATCGTCACCTAATTATGCGACAACTCAACCGAGTTTAAGAATGAACCAAGATTTTATGGCGAACCCTGAATACAGAAGAGGGGTAGGAAGTTAAATTATATATATTCAAAAAACGACAATACGTAAATGATAGTGAATAGTGATATTGATTTAATATAGATATCAAAACTAGTCAAACTATCCTGTAAATTATCGGGCAACTTCTCATATACCGTGTTGATAATACCTGAATGATAGATGATCACCGCCAATATAACCAATATTAAACTTTTTTTTGCGACTTCCGCATCCACATAAGACACAAGTCCATCATATTTATTCGAGTGCTGATACGGATGCGACGGTTGATATGGATATGGATGCGACGGTTGATATGACTGTGATGGATTGGGAGGCATCTGCGGATGCGGAGGATGTGACATAGGCGGTTTTGCTTGCTTTGACATTAGTTCGTCTTGGAATTCATTTAGAACATCTTGAACTACAGGGTCATTAATGTCATTGACTTCTGTAGCACCTGGTTGTTGCGTTTTTAACGGTAATGCGCTTATCGGCGTTGACATATTCTTATAATTCTATCTATTGATATATAATATTTTCAATCTAAATTATATTACGCGAGGAACATTCTATCAAAAAATCCAGGGATACTTATTAAATTATCAGGCGTTTTATTAATATCATACGGTTCCAATGGTTTCTCAATCGTAGAACCGCATTTCACCGGATACGATGTATACTTATAACAGGTATCTTCAAGTTTAAATACATTCCCTTCAATATCCTTTTTATCAGGTGCATAGTATATGACGCAGTTATCCTTACAGATACGCCGAAATAAAAGAGCGAGTGAAAGACCAAACAACGCACTTACTATCATTTGCCCCGTCTCGTCATAAAACATTCGGTCAATTGAAACTCTTAATCCCGATGGCTCCTTTTTATTCATTCTAATCTATAAAAATTTAAAAAATAAGTATCTATCCTTTATCCTTTATATAATAGGTTGTGTTAAAGACGCATCGGAGCATTTAACTTCTTCTGCGTTGTATTTATAACATTGATTATCAAGGTTCTTATATACGATTTTATTCGCGTTATAAGGTGTTGGATATTTTATGATATTTCGGGTTGGTGGAGAAGATATATACACGTATATAATACCTAATAGAAAGGCAAATACGAAACTAAACCAGTTGATTCTAAATGTGCGATTGACGTTTTTTATCATCCTTCTTTATATCCTATATTTTTTTATAATTTACATCTTTGATACAACGTTTCGTTATAGGGTTGCGCACCTTGCCCTCGGGACAATCTTTGAGCGCTTTAGGTTCTTTAACGTCTTTCTTAGGTTCCTTGGGCACTTTCGGTTCCTTGGGCACTTTCGGTTCCTTGGGCACTTTCGGTTCCTTAGGCACTTTCGGTTCCTTAGGCACTTTCGGTTCCTTAGGCACTTTAGGTTCCTTAGGCACTTTCGGTTCCTTAGGCACTTTCGGTTCCTTAGGCACTTTCGGTCGCGAAACGATAACACCTTTAACCCCGCTATTGTTATATGTGTATATGTCTGGGACCTGGGTATCATTCGCATAGTTATAATTTAAATATTCATATAGCGATGCTAATGTTTTCGTCTCTTTAAATATAGATCGCAACTCATCTTTTTTTTCTAAAAATAACTTGTATTCATAATTATTCCGCTCTCTCGGTATCTTGTAGTCTTCTTCGTATTTCATTATTTTTTGCGAAATGATATTGTTATCTTCGTCCTTGAATTTGAAATATTCGTCAATTTTTGCTTTTATTTTATTTAATTTTGCCGGTTCAACGGATTTGTCATACATATTAATATTTAGTATGTTTTTTTCAATATCTTTCAATATATCCATTTACTAATTACGAGGATAAAAATAAAAAATAAAAACAGATTAGTTAGTGTAATAAAATATCCTCAAACATACTTTTATAAAATGTTTGGAGATTTTCTTCGGGTTTTAATTGCTCCTCGTAAATACTTCGCGGTACATCTTTGACAACCACCTTATCCTTTTTACATACCGCTTTATTACTATAATATCCTTGTATAATCATTATAGACCCTATAAATAATAAAAATATCGCGATTGCTTTCATTTCTTAATATAATGAAATAAGAAAAATTATTAGTTTCAGAGCGAAGACTTATTGAATCCCTAGTTTATGGGCACTCCACGCATCAACCTGTTCAATACTGCTTTTCACATCAGACATATCGATCGTATCCTGTGGATTTGCTCCAAGATCCGCCGAAGTCCCAACCGGTTCCTCTAATACGATATCATTGTCATCTACTGTTTTCGCTTCACTAACTTCGCTAACCTCACTAACTTCGCTAACCTCACTAACCGATTGCGCCGGAAATAGTGATGTCTTGCGAGCCTCAAAGACAACGTCCTTATCGTTCATGTTCTTCTTGTATTCTTTCATTAGGGTATTCAGTTGCGTCTCTGCGTATTCTTGATTCTCCAAACAGTCCGGATTCGGCGACCACGGACACCAACAACCCATCTGCGCAATATAGATATTGAACTTATTATCAATCTTCTTGATAAATTCACTGCGATTCTTCGCCTCCTCTATCGTATCAAAGACACCACGAACCTTGATGCCACGGATCGAAGTCGTGAAGTTATTATCACGATGATAAGACGCCTCCAACTCTTCATTATGAATTGACTTGTAAAACCCATATTGTTCGCTCATATCTTTCGGGTCAAAGATAAACGCGTTATTCTCCTTGACAGAATCAACAAAATCCTTTGAATCGCTATATTTCGTAGCGATACCATCAAGTAGCGTAGTCATATCTTTACTAAACTTTGTAATAAATTGATTGAACATATACGCCTCCTTATTCACAAGGACATCCTCAGGACTCAAAAAAGATAGCAAAACGAAGTTCTGCCCCCTGATCGGCTTATCCTCATCCAGATAATCTACCTCCTTTACGCTTACAACTTCTGCGGACATTTTTAATATCTTTCTTTCTAATCTAATATAGAATATAAATCTTATATATATTTTGTGTAAAAAAATAAATTTATTTCGTATTAGTAGTATAAAATGGAATACACTGTTGATTTCTGGGATGTCGTTATAAGACTCCTTAAATATGCGTTCGAAGGTCTTATCGTAGCATTCGTTGCCCTTATATTACCAAATAACAAATTGGATTTGAGCGAAATATTCATGCTAGCGTTAACTGCCGCATGCACATTCTCTGTTCTCGACTTGTTATCCCCAGCAGTTTCGGCAGGCGCAAGACAAGGTGTCGGTCTTGGTGCCGGTTTCAGGATGGTGGGTTTCCCTAACGGAATCTAAATTTAAAATACGAGACTTAGAGAGACGGTATGATTTCATAATTCAGTTCTAAACATATTTTTTTCCATATTTGGTCTTGGACGTATAGTTTCTCTCTACTTTTTAATAGCGGGAAATATTTGAGATACTCATTCAGCCCTAATATTTGAAAAAACTTATACAAAACATAACTATAAGACAAAAAATTCTTGCGATCTTTCGGGCAATGTTTTAAAAACGGCGCTTGAATATTGCGAAACATATTACATAACTTGTCCTCCAGTTCTTGACTAAATTGTGGCGTAGGTATCCCATTGATCCGGTTAATAATATAATTAATATGCTCATAATATTTATTAATCCGGAGACGCTTGAGAATATCCCTCATCTTGTTATAGGTAATCGTTTTCGTATCCACAATCTTTTCTTTTTTGATTTCTGTTAAAATCTTTTCAAATATCTCGTCAGGAATATCTGTGCTCTCTTTCCCCTGAACCTGATTACACCATTCGCGAAAATGATTAATCCGCTTATAACTAAAGTGCGACGTATCCTTTGTATTCTGTTTTAATATAGGACGATTCTGCTCCACAAGAAGCAACTCCTGGTATCCGCAAAGATTACAAATGATGATCGCGTCGTGCTGTAAACACGTCATATGATTCTTACAATTTTTACAGATCTCAATATCCTCCTCTTCAACATTGCGAACATACTTTTTATTTATAATCGACATATATTTATCTACGAGGGAACTTTTGTCAATCGCAT